CGCTTACACCAGCTAATGTAGCTGAAGCAGCAATAGTAAATCTACCAGTAGCTGTAAATCCTGATACAACTGCAATAGTTGCTAAAGCTTTATCTATTTGTGTACCTGTAGCAGTCATACTGCTTGTTGCAGCTATTGTTGATGCTCCTGGTATTAATTTAGTTGGTACTGCGGTTACACTAGATGTAGCTGCTATAGTTGCAGATCCTAAATCTATTTGTGTACCTACTGCTGTAAATCCAGATGTTGCTGATATGGTTGCGCTACCTCTATCAATCTGTCTACCAGTAGCTGTAGCACTAGATACCGCACTAATAACTGCTTGTCCACGGTCTATTTGTCTACCTATTGCTGTTGCAGAAGAAACTGCTGCTATGGTTGATGCACCAAGATTTATCTTATGACCAACTGAAGTAAACCCTGATGTTGCAGCAGATGTTGCTGCTCCTAAATTAATTTTATGCCCTACTGCATTAAAATCAGAAGTTTGTGCAGATGTTGCGCTAGCTAGTTTTTGTACTGATGATTCAGCTGTAAAACCTGATGATGCTTGTATTGTTGCAGCACCAAAATGATAAACGGGAGTTCCATAGTTGGACTTCCCGTATGTATATAGACCATAGCCTACTGAGGCCATGATATTACGCTAATGTTATATCTAAATCTCCAGCATCAAATCTGAATACATCACCTGTGCTTACAGTTTTAGATGTTGTTAGGTTTGCGTAAGCTAAAAGATTACCAGCTGATGAAGCATCTAAAATACCAACTGCAACTACAGTTCCATAATCTGCTGTAGCTGTTGGATATTCAATAGCTGCTGAGTTTGTTGCTTCAGTTGGGTTAGTACCAGATACGGTAAATGCAGCAGTTTGTCTTGCATAAGAACCGCCAGTTACTTCGGTACCACCACCTGTATCTGTAGGTGCTACAGTATATAAAGCAACATACAATGTTCCTGGTGCTGTATAAGCATTACCACCAAATACATGGTCTAATACTTTATCTTCTAAGTAATCACTAAATCCAGCCATATTGTCTCCTAATTATTATTCCAATAATAAATGTTTTTACCAGACTTGCCATAAGTTCTTCTTCTTTGCATTAGAGAGCCTTTGCCAAATTCTGCTTTCTCTTGTTCCATTCTCATCTCTTCTAATGCTTTTTCAAATTGTGCTGTGAATAACGGCACTCTTTCATCTTCCATTAGATAGATAGAAGCGTGTTTTAAAGCACCATATAAGTAAGCATCTGGATATCCTGTGGATATAAAGTTCGTTGTATTAGAACTGCTTAAAGCATCTATAGTGCCATAGTATGTTAATTGTAGCGTATAACTTGCATCAGGGGTAGGTGCTAACTCTAATGAATTATCTACAATCGCATAATAAATTGGTTGACCAGTAACATTGTTATTAGCTTTTCTATACACATCTAGTGATTCTAAAGATTGTTGAAATAATGGTCTAAAATCATTTGATGTTATTTCTACATTAATAGCTTCTAACCAATCTGTTGGTAAGCTCATGTATTGTGCATCTGCTGTAGCAGTAGCACGCTTTATCATGTCTTTATTTCTTAACCTTCTGTTAAATTCTGATTCTGTTGCATCTATAAAGAAGTCTAACTGATTTGTTAAGTCAGATCTGTTTAAGAAGTTTGCAATATTAGTTTTTAATTCATCGTATGTCATACTTTACCTTTCCATGTTCTAAATGGTTTGTTATCTGAATGGTTTAGCCATTTCTTCCATTGTGCAGAATCTTGCGACCATCCCTCTCGGACTGCTCTTTGATATACCACCATTGGTATTTCTGCTACATGGCGAAAATCTTTACCAGGTGCATATTCAGATAGATTTTTTACATAATCTAAAGTTGGCTGTATATCCTGTTTTGTGTGATAAACAACTTTATCATCTTCTGTTGCGAATACAGACTTAAAACCTTTCTTATGATCTATTAATGTTGTCTTTGCCATGTATAGATTTTAGCACAAAAAAAAGGGATGCCGAAACATCCCTTTAAGCTAATTGACTAAACTTATGATTCGTTTAAGTCAGCAACGATTCCGTGAGCAGCTTCGTTAGATACTTCTAACCCGTACTCAACAACAATCATTTTTGTTTCAGCATCGCCTATTGTAGCAATATCAACAGTTTTAAAGTCTCTTAGATAAGACACTTTAGCAAACTCTGGATCTACCAATAATAATGATGCTTCTCTTGATCTGTTTGATGGAACGATTTTTAGTTCACCAAAGTCAGATGAGTAAACAGATACTGAAGCTTCTACAGTATTTGCATCAATCATTTGTCTAGCCTGAGTTCTACCTGTGAAAGTAGATATTACTTGCTTGTTGTGTGGACCACATATAGCCATTGAAGGCTCAGCTCCGTTACCAAACATAGTTTGCAAAACACCTTTTAAAAGGTCTTCTGTTAAGTCTCTGTCTGTTCCGTCAACTGGAGCAGCACCACCACCAGCACCTGAACCACCAGAACCTCTGGATACGTTAGATGTTAGCCATGATTCAAAACCACCAGTTACCCTAGCTGTTGTAGCGTCACCAGTTGTTTTAGCGCCGTTTTGACATAGAGCTTCTTCCATGTCTCTTTTCAATGCTTTAGCCATAATAGCTAGTTGGTGAGCCATTTCTGATCTCTTACCAGCTGGGTCTGAAGCATCCTGTGAGCCAGTTACAGTTGCATCTCTTTTTGAAATCATCGCAACGTTACTTACTCTAGTTGTCGCTGTAGAAGTAGATCTTGCTAATTCAAAACCTTCTAACTGTCCAGCAGCACTTGGAGTAGGTAAGACTTCTGTCTGCCAATCAAACACTACATTTTTAATATTTCTTTTGCCTATTGATGACATAAACGGTGTTTGCATAGGAGAGATGTTGTAAATAATATTACTTAAATCTTCTCTGTCAGCTGTTGCCGAATATGTGTCAAAAGCGTTAGTTACTTTAGCCATTTTTATATTCCTTTAAAATTAAATTAATTGTTCAAAAACTTTAGCCGCATCTTGGACTTTTCCAGATTTAGCTAACCTTTGTTTTGCTTTCTTCACAGGTGCTGCCGATTTAGGTCGGTTAGTAGTACCAGGTCTAGCCACTCTTGCTGGTGCTTTTTGTGTTGGTTTTTTCTTTGTGGCTTCAACTGTTTTAGAGTTTAACCAAGCATTTCTTAAACCAAGCAAAGCACGATAATCATAAACCTGTTGTATCTCTTCAGGTGTATAACCTAAAGTATTTACAGCATATTCACTAATAGCAGCCTTTTCTTTTAACGCAACCTCTTGGTTTTGCCATTCAGGGATTATTTCAAGAAGCTTTTGATTGCCATATTCAACAAATTGTCTAAGTTGTTGTTGCTGTTTAACCAAGGCTTCTTGTTGAAGCCTTTGTTGTTCAGCACTTACAGCACTAAGCTTTTCTTTCTTTTCATCCCAAAGCTGTTTTTCGCGAACATACCCAACAGGATCATCTTCGTACAAAGTGTTCCAGTCTGGTTCGTTAGCCAGTTCGCCCTTTAATTGGGCCTCCATCTTCGGTAACAACTGCGAATAAATCGCATCTCTTTGCGCTAACTCTGCTTGCTGCTGCTCAATAGTCTTACGCTGTTGAGAGAGTTCTTGTGTTTTACGCGTATAATCTTGCTGACGAGAATATCCGTTGATGAGTTCGTCTTGCGTCACCTCAACTTCTTGACCATCTACTTTTACTGTAAATGTCTGAGGTTGCAAGGCTTCCTCTTCAACATCGGTTTGTTCTTCATCCAGTTCTTCGTCCTCATCGTCAAACTCTTCGTCATCTTCTACATCTTCTTCAAGATCTTCAGATACTTCAGGTTCTTCTTCAAAGACTTCTTCTTGTGTTACTTCTTCTGTTTCTGTGACTGCATCCTCAACCTTATCCTCTTCAGGGGTTAAGAAACTTTCAAACATCGAAGTAGTAACTTCCTTATCAGTTTGTAAAGCAGTCGGTTTATCCGTTATTGCCATAATAAATACTCCTTATGTATTTAAGAGTATTTTAGCTTAATAATGTGTAAAAAGGGAAGGTTTAACCAATATTTCTAATTTTGTTTATATTAGCCTGTGTGAGTTTACCTTTCTCTGCAATGATACGAAGATGTCTTTCAACCTCTGGTAATAATAATAATGATCTGTGGATATCTTCTCTAGCATTAACATCATCTATTTCTCTTGAGTTTAACCAATGTGTAATGTATTCGTTTTTAAGATTTTCTATTGCTTCTTTAAAAACTTCTGAGGTTAATATTTGTTCAGCTTGTGCAGCTTTAACTACTTCTTCGTGTGATATTGCCATTAAAATAATCCTATAGGTTCTTCTTGTGATATTGAAAATGTGCTACCTGTTGGTTGTTGTAATCTAGCCAAACTAGACTCCAATTCTGATATCTTAGAAAGCAAGCCAGACAAGTCTTGTGTTTCTGGTTGCGGTATTCCAGCTAATGCGCTTTGTAATTGTTCTTGTGTAATAAACCCAGAAATATCTGGTGTTGTTGGCATTGGTATTCCAGCAATAGCAGCTTGGTTAGCAGCTATCTGTTGTTGTAATGTTGTTGGATCAAATTGTGGTATGCCACCTATTTGTTGTTGTAAACCGCTGATTTGCTGTTGTATTCCACTTGGGTCAAAACCAGGTCTACCTTGTAATTCTGCAATCTTCTGTTGCAACCCAGTTGGATCAAACATAGGTATATCACCTATAGATTGTTGTAGACCACTAATCTGTTCTTGTATTCCGCTAGGATCAAAACCAGGTCTTTGTTGCAGAGCTGTAATCTGTTCTTGCAAAGTTGATGGATTAAATCCAGGTCTTTGCTGTAGCGAGCTTATTTGTTCTTGTAGACCGCTTGGATCAAACTGTGGTATTGAACCTATTTGTTGTTCAAGACTACCAATCTGTTGTTGTAGTCCAGTAGGATCAAACTGGGGTCTAGTTTGTAGTTGGCTTATGTCTTGTTGTATAGACATAAAATCATCTCTAGTCGGCACTTGTTGTTCTAATATACCAAGTCTTTGTTGCAAGGTTGAAGGATCAAATGGTGTTATCTGTCCAATATTTTCTTGTAAACCAGCTATCTGTTGCTGCAATCCTGTAGGATTAAATCCTGGTCGTGTTTGCAATTCTGCTATTTGTTGCTGTAATTGTGTTGGATCGAATCCAGGTCTTTGTGCGATTTGTGTTATCTGCTCTTGTATTGCACCAGGGTCAAAACCTGGTCTTTGCTGTAAAGACGTAATTTGTTCCTGTAAAGCTGATGGGTCAAATACAGGCATAGGTCTTGATTCCAATGCAGATATTTGTTCTTGTATTGTTGTTGGATCGAAGGTTGGTACTTGTCCTAATATATCTGCTTTTAAAGCTTCGGGGTCTATTTGTGGTATTCCTAACAGTCCTTGTAATCCTGTTCTAAATTCCTCTGGTAATTCTATTTGTGAAAAATCTATACCAGACAAATCTATATCTGATATATCAAATTCTGGAGTAGGAGGAGTTACAGGCGGTACAAATATTTGATCTCCTGTTACAGGTGGTAAAGTTATTGGAAATTGTATTTGTCCTCCACCAAATATATCCCGAAAAGGAGGTTGTTGAGGCGGAACTGGTATAGTTACACCGCCAATACCTGTACCTAAAAAATCTTGTATATCAGGCTCTTGAACTGGTGGTGTTTCTACTGGAGGTGTCACAACAGGAGCATTTAAATCTGCTTGTGTATAACCACCTGGTTGTTCTGGAGAATAACTTACGCCTGGTGCAATGACTTGAGACATTGGCATACCGCCAGCTATAGAACGTGCATAGTCAAAACCAGAACGATATGTTGGGTCAGAATAGGGTATTGTATAGCTACCAAATTCATCTGGTCCTAATTGTGGTCCTTGTTGTTGTAATATGTTTGCTATGTTGACTGGAGGTAGACCGCCGCCTAAAAAATTAAAACCGCCTAAATTAGATAAACCGCCTATTCTTTGTTCTAAGCCTGTTATATCTAACATTCTTTCTCTATCTATTGCCATATTAACCTGTTATTAACTTGTCCATTTTTTCGTCTAGCTTGTCTAAACGGTCTATAACTCTGTCTATACTGATTGTTAATTCAACCTTAGTTACATAATCTTTTGCAACTTCTTCACGAGTCTTATTGAGTAGTATATCAACTCTTTTTAACTCTGTCGCGTTGGTTCTTATGCTATGAACTATAGGAGCAAAGATTAAAGTAATGATTATGTTCCAATACATCATTGGGTCCACGCTAATAACTCCAGATATGTGGTCTTGGGCGACCTTGTGAATCTTTGGATATATCTAGGTGTATAAACCTAGCATTACCTTTTTGGTTAACCCCTATACCAGTAAAACCATAGTCTTTAGCTTTAGATATAATTTCTAGTGCTTGCTTGCCTCTAACACCTATGTCAGCCGCTAGACCAACGGCGTGTGTGCCTGGTTTTGATTTGTTTATTTCTACAGGATGATCTCCACATCTATAACCACTTGTTATCTTAAATGGGAAACCACAATCAGTTCTAAGTGCTTGTAGTTTATCTATAAGCTCATGTTCT